GACGGAGCCCCGCAGGACCCCCGCGACGGCGACGACGCCCCCGAATTCCACCAGCCGGGCTACACGCTCAACGCCGCCCCGACGCTGACGCTCGCGTTCACCGCCGCCGAGGACAACGACCTCACCCGCCTCATGACCATCGGAAAGCCCGATGAAACCGGCGTCTACCACGTCAAGGACATCATCCAGGACACCAAATGGTTCGCCTATCAGGAGACCATCTACAAGTCCGGCCGCAAACGCCGTCGTCTCGGCGTCATCCAGATCACCGGCAACGAGCCGGCGCAGGATACGCGCGGCGAGGTGTCCGGCCTCTCGCTGACCGCCACATGGCAGCTCGATCCCGCCGTAGACGGCGGCAACAGCCGCTACCTGCAGTCCTACGCGGCGGTCTGACAACGATTCCCTCCCCGCATGACCTCTCTCCTGTCGGCATGCGGGGAGCCCCAACACCAACGACGGGAGAAACACGTATGACAGGAGAACCATCATGGCAAAGCAGCAGAACACGGCACCCTCGATCGCCGAATTCGATGATTGGGACGAGACCAGGGAGGCCGAGGCCCTCGCCGAGGTCGCCAACCAGGTCAAGGTGCGCCACATCATCAAGAACAACGAATACTGGGCACTGACACCCGGCGGCACCGTCTACAAACTGCCCCTCTATCTTTCCATCGCCGACTTCGAGGCCCTGTCCGGCGCTTCCACCGACACCGACAGCCTCGACCAGGTCAAACGCATCCTCACCGTGTTCGCCGGAGACGAGCAGGCCAAGCAGCTCGAAAGGGAGCCCATGCAGGTCGCGTTCAACCTCATCCAGGACTACGGGGAGACGCTCGCCAAATCACAGGGCGTCGAACTGGGGAAATCGCCGACTTCTGCCGAATCCTCAACTCCGATGACGGAGTAAAGGTCCGAGCGGACTTCGCCCGATTCGGGTGGAGCATCGAACACGATCTCGGCCGGCGTCTCCCCTACCGTGACGCCATCGACCTGTACACGGCGCTGTGCGGCGACCCGTCCTCCTACACGGGAGCCTCGCTCATCGGCCTCATGTTCCCCATGAGCGCCACCGACATCACCGTATTGCAGTTCCTCGGCGCTTCCACGCTGCTCGGCGACGTGGACGGCGAACCCGAAACGGACGAGCCCACCGCCGAGGAGATCCACGAGGCCGAAACGCATATGAGCAAGCTCTTCGGATAAACAACCATCAACTAAGAGGGGAGTCGCCTTATGGCTTTCGGATCGGAAGTGGGAACCGGCCACGTGTCGATATTCCCCTCGATGAAGGGCTTCCGCAGCGCGGTCGACAAGGAGATGCGGGGGGCCGGCAAGTCCGGTTCCAACCGTTTCTCCCAGGCGTTCGGCAACGGTTCGAAAATCGGCAAATCGTTCGGCGGCAGCTTCAAAAAGGCATTCGGTTCGAGCGCCCGGGGCGTCGCCGACGATGTGCTGAAACCGTTGAAGCGTGACGCGGCGCAGGCGTCCTCCAAGGCCAGCGCCGCGCTCCTGAACTACCGTCAGGCCACGGTCGACGTGCAGCAGGCGCAGGAGAGGCTCAACTCGGCCATCGCCAGATACGGGTCGGATTCGACTCAGGCGCAGACCGCCTCCATCAATCTCGAAAAAGCCCAGTTGCGTCAGGCCACCGCTCTCGACAAGTCCAACGACGCCGCCGAACGGCTCGCGGACGCGAAGAAGGCGCTCAAGGCCGCCGAGGACGAACTCGCCAAGGGCACCAACACCGTATCCGGTTCCATGAAGACGATGGCAAGCTCGTTCTCGGCTGGATTCTCGAGCATCAGCCGGGGCCAATCCACCTTCACCGGACTCTCTGGAGCGCTCGGCAGCCTCGTGCGTAGCCTGCTCGGCGTAGACGCCATTTGGAAACCGCTCGGCTCCAAGATAGCCGGATTCGCGAACAAGGCCGTATCCTCATTGAGCGGTTTCGCCGTGCAGGTCGGCGCGAAAATCCAAACCGGACTCAAGGGAGCCATCAGCGCCGCCCAGCAAACCCTCAAAGGCTGGGGCGGCAGCATCGCAGCCACCGTGTCAGGCATCGCCAAACCAATCGGCGCGGCAATCACCGCATGGACGCAACCGATTCGCGACTGGGGAAGCAGAACCGGCAACACCATCAAAACGGCAGTCGCTACTTGGACCGCACCCATCCGCTCATTCGGCGGCAAAATCGGCTCCGCCATCGGAGATGCCGCAGGAAAAGTAGGGCAGAAACTCGCACCGGTAGCCAACGTAGCCAAGAACTACTTCGGCAACATCGCCACCGCCGCCGGAGCCGTATGGTCCAAACTCCCAGCCGGAGCACAGACCGCCGCCGGGGCAATCGGCAGCACGCTCGGCAACCTCGCCTCCAGCGCAGGCAACTCGTTCAAAAACCTCGCCCAAAACGCGGTCGCCCATATCAAGGGCCTCGCCACGGGAGCGGTCGCCGCCATCGGAGCAGGTGTGGCAGCCATCGGCGGCACGCTGGTGGCCACCGGCAAGCAGGCGTTGGGCGCGTATGCCACGTGGGAGCAGGCGGTCGGCGGCGTCGACACCCTGTTCAAGGGCGCTTCCGGCACTGTGCAGAAGTACGCGGCCGAAGCGTACAAGACGGCCGGCGTCGGCGCGAACGACTATATGAACCAGGTCACGAGCTTCGCGGCCTCGTTGGTCAGTTCGCTTGGCGGGGACACCGCCAAGGCCGCAGAGATGGGCAATCAGGCCATCATCGACATGTCGGACAACGCCAACAAGATGGGCACCGACATCCAGACCATCCAACAGACGTATCAGTCGCTTGCTCGCGGCAATTACGCGATGCTGGACAACCTCAAGCTCGGCTACGGCGGCACCAAGACGGAAATGCAGCGGCTCATCGCCGACGCGAACAAGCTGCCGGGCGTGATGAAGGAAGGCAACGACCTTTCCATCGATTCGTTCGCCGATGTGACCGAGGCCATCAGCCGAGTGCAGAAGAGCCTCGGCATCAGCGGCACGACCGCCAAGGAGGCGGCGACCACCATCGAGGGGTCCGTGAACTCGATGAAGGCCGCATGGCAGAACTGGCTCGCCGGACTGGGCAACGAGAACGCCGACATGGGCGCTCTCAGCCAGCAGCTCGCCGACTCCATCGGCACTGCGTTGAAGAACATCCTGCCCCGCGTGAAGGTCATCGCCCAGAGCGTCGTCAAAGCCATCCCGAGCCTGTTCTCGGATCTGGTGACGCTCCTGCCTGAACCGTTCCAGAACGCGATCAACGCCATCGGCAGCGTATTCAACTGGCTCGGCGAGATATTCAAACCCGTGCAGAGCGCCATCGCCCCTCTGATAGCTGCATTCATGGCCCTCGGAGCAGGCGGCATCGCACCATTGCTGTCCAAGATTCCGTTGCTCGGCGGGGTGCTCGGCGGATTGTCCGGCCCGTTGAGCGCGTTGGGCGGACCCATCGGCATCGTCGTCGCAGCGTTGGGCACGCTCATCGCCACGGTGCCGGAACTGCGCAACGCCTTCGGCACGCAGGTCACCGGCGCGTTCAACCTGTTCAAGAACACGATCGCGGGAATGAAGCCGACGTTCGATGAGTTCGGCAAAAGCCTGCAGGACATGTTCAAACAGGTCATGCCGGTGATCACCGCTTCTGTCGCGGAGCTCATCACAGTGTTCGGCGACATACTCCAGTCGCTGGCACCGCTCATCCCGACGATCATCGAACCGCTCATGAACGCGCTCAGATCGCTCATGCCGCTCATCGGCCAGCTCGTGTCCAGCCTGCTGCCACCGTTGGCGGACATCATCGCCGCGCTGCTGCCGGTCGCCTCGCAGATCGTGTCGATGATAGGCCAAGTCATCAGCCAGCTCGCCTCCGCGCTCGTCCCGGTAATCCAGCAGGTCATGGATTTCGTTAGCCAGCTGGTCACCGCCATCACGCCGCTCATCCAACAGCTCGTGCCAGTCATAACCGATGCGGTCTCGGGCATCACAGGCATCATCCAACAGCTGATGCCGGTCATCCAGAGCATCATCAGCGTGGTCGGCTCGGTAGTGAGCGCAATCATCGGATTCATCACCGGTACGTTGTTGCCTGCGGTGCAGGCGATGCTCCCATATGTGTCGGGTGTCATCGACGGCATACAAGGCGTAATCCAGGGCGTGGTCGGCGTTATTTCCGGTGTCATCAGCATGGTCACCAACCTCATCAACGGCAACTGGTCGGGAGCTTGGAACAGTTTCAAATCGATTCTTTCCAACGCGGCCGGAGCGGTCGGCGGCTTGGCGTCGGGCATCGTGAGCGCCATCAAGGGCGTGTTCGCCGGAGCTGGCTCGCTGCTCAAAAACGCCGGCTCGCAGCTCATCAGTGGTCTGTGGAACGGCATCAGCGGTGCCATCGGCGGATTGTACGACAAGATCAAGGGCGCGCTTTCCGGACTGGTCGATAAGGCGAAGGAAGCGCTCGGCATCCATTCGCCGTCCCGCGTGTTCCGCGACGAAGTCGGCCGCTACATCCCGCCCGGCATCAGCGAGGGCATTGACAAGGCCACCCCCGCATTGCAGCGTGACATCGCGAAGCGGATGCAGGGTGTCACGGCCGCCGCACAGTCGCCATTCCAGCCGATGACGTTGCGCTCCGCCATTGGTGTGGAGGGCTCCGCCCCATTGCCTGAAACCGGGAATGGGCTCGCAGACCTCGCGTCGATGCTTGTGGAGCTTCGCGGCCTGCGCTCCGACCTGCAGGCATTGCACGGTGATTTGGGGCCGACCATCGCTAAGTACACGCCATCCATGACCATCCGCGAAGAGAAGCGCAGGCTTGGTCTCGTCTAAAACAGGAGGACAGTCATGCAGTCGATGACCTACCGGCGAGGCGGAGGATCAAGCCGCGCCGTTTCGGCTGGGGCCGTTGATCTCATCGACCCGGCCGGTCTCATGGTCAAACGCATCGAGAGCCTGCGCACGCACGCATGGGAGGTGGAGTTGGCCGCGCACGGCATTGACTCCGCCTCCCTCAACGCGTCAAGCGTCCAATTGGAGGCCACATGCGCCGACCTCAACGTGCTGGACGTGGCGAGCGAACTGTTCGACGCGGACGTCAAGGCCGTGGCGTCATCCCGCAGCAAGGACGACGCCGGCCTGCTCACCGTGGACGGCTGGTCGCAGACCGCGCTCATCACCGGCATCGAACCATCCTATGATCCGCCCGGCCCCGCGAAGTACGCGCTCACGGTCGCATTGCTTGACGGCCTGTGGCACAAGCGTGACGACGTGCAGCATTTCTGGTCGGATGCGCTGCAACCGGGCCTCGACCTTGATTACCCGCACGATTACCCTCACGACTACCTGCCGACGGCACGAAACGCTTCGGTCGTGAACGATGCCGTCTCGCCGATGCCGTTCGAACTGGTGGTCTACGGGCCGGTCTCACAGCCAGCCATCATCATCGGCGTCAACCGGTATGAATTGCATATGGACATCCCCTCGGGCTCGTATGTGACCGTCAACAGCGTGGAGGGACAACGAAGCATCGTCATGACCGCAGAAAACGGCGACACCACGAACGTGTTCGACAAGGGCGAACGAGGCAGCGGCATCAACGGCGGCACTTATATTTTCCAGCCGTTGCCGGCCGGAGAACACCAGGTGCAGTGGAACGGCTTCGGCTTTGACCTGACCGTGATCCAGGAGAGGAGCACGCCGTCATGGTGGATCTGATTATCACCGATTCCAAGCACGTCGATGTCCGTTCCGCCGTCGACTACACTCTGGATTGCGCGTGGGGCAAGGAGGAAAACGATTTCGAACTTGTCGTGAGCGGCGCGTCCACCATCGATGCGGGTGCCTATATCTACATCGACGGCAGCGAATGCGGTGGCGTGGTCGATGCGATGGAAGACCAGCTCACTGCCGGCGTCAGCACCCTCACCTACTCGGGGCGCACGTGGCACGGCGTGCTCGCGAACAAGATCCTCGAGCCGGATAGGGGCAGGGATTATCTCACAGTGAGCGGTACGGCCAGCACGGTCATCGGCTCGCTTATCAGCCGTGTCGGGCTTGATTCGGTGTTCGACGCGGTTGTACCGCCTGACGGCAGTGGCGACCCGACCATCAAACAATACCAGTTCGACCGGTACACGGACTGCTATACGGGTTTGCGGAGGATGTGCGAGGCCAGCGGGCTGAAGCTCAGGCTCGCTTATGCGTCTGGCCGGGTCAACATTTGGGCTGAGCCGGTTGCGCATTACGGCGATGCGATTGACAGTGACCTCATCGATTTCGACGCGACCCGCACGTGGAGGAAACCGAATCATCTCATAGGCCTAGGCAAGGGCGAGGGTGCCGGTCGAACGGTCGTCCACTGGTATGCGGACGCGAAAGGCAACGTGAGCCAGACGCAATCACTGCGCGGTGTGGATGAGATAACGCAGGTCTACGACTATTCGAGTGCCGAGACCGCCGAACTGAACCAGAAGACCCGTGAGAAACTACAGGATCTGCAATCCGAGGGTGATGTGAGGGTCACCGTCCGTGACGACGCGAATGTGGTGTTCGACGTGGGCGACACCGTGACCGCAAGGGATAATCTCACCGGCATCACCGTCAACGCGACTATCAGCAAGAAAATCGTCAAGGTCTCGGGCGGCGTGATGTCCGTCGATTATGAGGCCGAGTAAACAGTAAGGAGCCGATTATGGCGCGTATCGACAATGCGACGGTCATGCAATGCGACCGGTGCGGCAGAAACAAATGGTACAAGGACTTGGACGATCCGGATATCAAGACGTGGTACAACGTCAACCGGCTGGACTCCACCGGCACGGGCCACGACTACCTGTTCTGCGACCAGGATTACAAGGAATACGCGAACAAGCTCAAGGACTTTGATAACAGCTTCGACAGTTGGATGCAGAACGGAGGCAAGCAGAATGGTTGAACTCGTCACCGGGCACGCGAACAAGGCTCACGCCACGGCGGAACAGGCCGCTGGTTTGAACGCCGGCATTCTCGGCTTGGATGATTATGTGCTCAACGTGCATGACAAGCTCAAGATCACGGTCGTTTCGGCGAACAAGGTGACCATCGGCACGGGCGAGCTGGTCATGCAGGGCCGTCACGTCAGCCAAGGCACGCCCGAGGACCTGATTGTCACCAACGGGTCGCAGGGTCAGAAACGCAACGATCTCATCGTATGCCGCTATGCGAAGGGCTCGCAGAACATCGAGAGCGCGAAACTGGTGGTGGTCAGGGGCACGCCCACCACGGGCACGCCCACGGACCCGGCGTTGAACACGACCAGCCCGTTGGACGGGGGCACCACCTACGACATGCCCTTGTACCGCATCCCGTTGGACGGTATCACCATCGGCACACCGGTCCCCTTGTTTAACGTGTTGAAGCCGATGAGCGACGTGTGGGATTCCCTAACCCGAATGCCGTATATTCTGTGCGGAGGCCATACCGTCACCAC